CTTTTACTTGTTTTTTCTTTCTTTCAGCAGTTTTTTTAGCTTCTCTAAGCTTTTTTTGAGATGCTATCTTTGCTTTTGTAGCAATACTGTAGTTATACTGCCGTTTGGGTTTCGGCGGAGGTACTTGATTCACTTGTATCTCCTAATACTTTCTTTCTAAGGCCTTGAGCTGAAATCTTTCTCCCTGTCGTTGCGGTAAGCCAACTAGCAACTTCCCGATAAGAGCAAGATTTAAGATAATCCTTTGCTTTTCGATAAGCCTCAAGCTCCTCTGTGATAGGTAATAACGTTTTATTGTCTTCATCTAATTTATATCCGAAAGGTATGGTTGATGTTTTTCTTGTGTCTTGGGTGGTTGTTTGTGCGTTGCTCGTCTCCATGCTAAATAAACTATAAACTTGTTGTGTGCATCTTGTGGTTTTAAATCTTTTAAATCTTTATCATAGTGGGTCTTTAGCCATTTGTGAAACTCTGGGTCTTTTAGAGTTCTAGCCACTTACTCGTAGTCACCCATCTTAGCTTTTCTAACTCCGCCACCTTTAGCGTACATTTTTCCGCCATATTTTTTTCTATCAGCTAGTGCATCCTCAAGAACTTTCAAAGAAACTATTTCATAGTCTTTTCCTTGACGATATCCCACACTACCTAATTCTTTTAATTTAGAGTCAGTAGCTATTACTTTGTCTTTAGGTTGCATAGAGCCTTTAAAAAGCACATATCGTAAATTACTCATTTATTATCTTCTCATCCTGTTTATTTGGCAATAGCACAACACCATGCATTGCTGTTACATTATGGTCTACTGTTTCTCTTGAACCTATACCAATACGATTC